TCTGGCTTTTCTGGCGGCTTTGCTTTGTTGACCCCCCCCGTCTAGCCCCCACCCCTACCCCTATTATTATTATACATTCTCACACACCAAATTTTGTGTTATATTTTTCGCAGGGCTGCGTTTGTTCCATACGTGCTTAGCTTCCTCCCAGCTAGGCAAAACGTGGCCCCCCATGCCCCCATTGCTTTTGCAGCAATATCACAGTAATATTTCCGAAAAACAAACGTGGAGCATAGCATGGCAGGCAAGCCAATGAAGCGCAAAGCGCTTGCTGCGTTAGATAGTCGTGGCGGCCCAGAGGGGTTGCAAGAGGCGCTTTTAGCAGGCAAGACAATCCCTCAGTTAGCGCGTGAGATAGGGTTAGATCGTGGGTATCTTAGGCGTTTGCTGATGAAGGATGAGCGTTACGCCCCTGCGATAAAGGAAGTTGAGCATTTGGTTGCTGATGCCCATGCAGAGGCAAGCTTTGAGTATCTTGATGAGGTGCATAAGCGCAGGCAGGGTGAGGTTGACGAGGCTAAGGATGGCGTGCGTGATGCAAGTGAGGCAAATGTTAGTCAGATAGATTTGGGCATTGCTAAGGGGTATGCCTCTCAGCATAATATTATGGCGATGGCTTATAATAGGCAGAAGTATGGCAATGCTGGGCAGCAGAATGTGCAGATTAATATTGGTGATTTGCATTTGGATGCTTTGCGTAAGATGAAGGTTGTGCAGGGTGAATGATTTAGCAAGCAATACGATGCTGGATTTTACTCAGCGTTATGTTCATGCACCTGCTTTGTTTGTTGAGGAAGTGCTGGGTGTAAAGCCATTGCCGTATCAAGCTGAGTTTTTGGAGGCTATTGCGTCTGGTGAGCGTAAGATTAGCGTCAGGTCAGGGCATGGTACGGGCAAGTCCACGGCAGCATCTTGGGCGATGTTGTGGTATTTTTTGATGCATTACCCGAATAAGGTTGTGGTTACAGCCCCGACCAGTTCCCAGTTATTTGATGCTTTGTTTGCTGAGATGAAGCGCTGGATTAATGAGTTGCCACCCCATTTGCAGTCTGTGCTAAATGTGAAGTCGGATCGTGTGGAGCACACTTCTGCGCCCAGCGAGATGTTTATCAGCGCAAGAACTAGTAGGGCTGAGACGCCAGAAGCGCTGGCTGGGGTACATTCTGAGCATGTAATGTTGGTGGTGGACGAGGCCAGTGGTGTGCCTGAGAAGGTATTTGAGGCTGCTGCTGGGTCTATGTCGGGTCATAATGCGACCACGATTATGTTGAGTAACCCCACGCGGAGCAGTGGTACGTTTTATGAAAGTCAGACGCGCATGGCGAGTAGCTGGTGGACGCGCCGTTGGTCATGTGTGGACTCGCCGCTTGTAAGTGATGAGTTTGTGGATGAGATGCGGCTGCGTTATGGCGAGGAGAGCAATGCGTTTCGTATTCGTGTGCTGGGTGAGTTTCCGCTTGCAGATGATGATACGATTATCCCGTTTCATCTTGCTGAGGCTGCGCAGCATAGGGATGTGCAGGTCAGTGAGGAGACAAGCGTTGTTTGGGGTTTGGACGTGGCGAGGTTTGGCACAGATGCGACAGCGCTGTGTAAGCGGCAAGGTCCAGTTGTGACTGAGTTGCGGTCTTGGCGTGGGCTGGATTTGATGCAGACTGTGGGCAGGGTGGTTGCTGAGTATGAGGCATTGCCTGATAGTCGTAGGCCAAGCGAGATATTGGTGGATAGCATTGGTGTTGGTTCTGGCGTGGTAGATCGTTTGCAGGAGTTGGAGTTACCTGTGCGTGGTGTGAATGTTGCGGAAGCGCCAAGCATGGGCGAGACATATTTGAATCTCAGGAGTGAGCTTTGGTTTAAGTGCAAGGGTTGGCTTGAGGACCGCAGTTGCAAGTTGCCAAGCAATGACCAGCTTATTGCTGAGTTGACCAGCATACGCTACTCATTTACCAGCAGTGGCAAGATGAAAGCTGAGTCAAAGGATGAGATGCGTAAGCGAGGTTTACAATCACCTGATTTAGCAGATGCGTTATGTTTGACGATGGCAAGCGATGCTGTGACTGCGTTATCTGGTAAGTTTAATACGTGGCGTGGAGAGATAAGAAGGAATTTGCGCGGTATAGCTTAGTGTGTTATGGTGAGCGAAAAGGAGATTTGTTATGCCTATGGTTGGTGGAAAGAAGTATTCTTACGGCAAGTCTGGTATGGCTGCAGCTAAGAAGGCGGCTAAGAAGTCAGGTAAGAAAATGACCATGACTAAGGTTAAGAGAAAGATGGGTAAGAAGTAGTGGCCGCTAAGAAAAGCAAGTCCTCTAGTCCAAAGCCTAAAAATCCCCAGCTTTATGCGAGGGTAAAGGCAGCGGCTAAGCGTAAGTTTGATGTGTATCCTTCAGCTTATGCGAATGCGTGGTTAGTGCGTGAGTATAAAAAGCGTGGCGGTAAGTATTAATGGCTAGGAAGCCCAGCGGTGGCTTAACAAAGTGGTTTAAAGAAGATTGGCGAGATGTTAAGACTGGCAAAAAGTGTGGTAGAAGCGGAAAGAAGGATAAGGGAAGACCTTACCCAGCTTGCCGCCCTAAAGCTCAATCTAAGTCTGCTGCAGCTAAGAAGGCAGCTAAAAGCAAGACAGGGCCAAAACGGATAAGCTGGAAGTCAAAGAAAGGTAAGAAGTAATGCCAATGAGTAAGTATAGCACTAAGCAGAAGAAGCTAGCTGCAGTTGCAAAGCCGCGTAATAAGATTACAGGTGCAGATTTTAAGAAACTTCGTGGTAAGAAGAAGGGTAAGAAGTGATGGCAGACCGAGCTAAGTTTTTAGATTTTCTTGATATGATTGACGGTGGTGGCGCAGGTCAGCGTGGTAATCAGTTTGAGGGTGGCGGTATATTTAGCGCTTTAGCTAATCTTATGCCGATTAATCCGTTTGGCTCTGAAGACCCGACACGGCGCAGAGCGAGAGATGAGTTTTACGGTGGTTTGCTTAGTGATGGTCAGCAAAGCGGAGCTATAAGCGCTGCAGAAGCTGCTGCAACACCTTCTGTTACTCAGCGACAGCGCATGTCTGCATCTATGGCAGACGAGGCGAGACAGCGAGGTTTGCTGCAAGATGCGCTTGATCCGCGTGGCAGCACTGGTGCAAGTGGCTTTAGAAACCCAATGCAGGGTATGCCTAATATGAGTATGCAACCTATGGCTGGCGTTACTACTCCAGCGGCTATGCAGGGTATGCCAGATATGAGCATGAAGCCTATGGCTGGTGTTACTACCCCTATGTCAGTTCGTGATCCCAACGCAGAGTTGGCAAGATTTAATCAAATGATGGAGACTATTCCGATGGAAATGCGCTCATCTATTTCTCAACAAATGTATAGAGATTATCTTTTAGGCGGTGGCAATGCTGCTTTTCCTGATTATATGAAGGGTATGTAATGCCTCGACAAAAGGCTATAAGTAGGACTACGACAGGTAAAAGTCCTAATTATCGTAAGACTAAAGACGGTGCAGGTATGACCCCAGATGGGATTAAGCGACACAGGGCAGCTAATCCAAAATCTAAGTTAAAAGGTGCAGTGACAAAGAAAAAGAATTTGACCGAGAAAGAAAAGGCAAGGCGTAAGTCATATTGCGCTAGGTCAGCAGGTCAGATGAAGAAGTTTCCCAAAGCAGCCAAGAATCCTAATAGTCGTTTGCGGCAAGCTAGAAAACGATGGAGATGCTAGATGGCACTTACAACATTCGCAGAACTTAAAACAAGCATAGCTGATTGGCTAAACAGGAGTGATTTAACTGCTGTTATTCCTGATTTTATTACGCTTGCCGAGCATCAGATGGAGCGTGAGGTTCGGCACTATAAAATGATAGAGCGCAGCAATGCCAGTTTAGATAGTAGATATAGCCAAGTGCCGAGTGGTTGGCTTGAGACAATCAGGTTTACTTTAAACACAGGTGATACGCATAGGTTGGAGATGGTAAGCATTGATGATCTTAGTGCGAGGCGTGAGACTAATTTAGATACTGCAGGTAGGCCAAAGTATTACGCGCATGTTGGTGATACGTTTGAGCTACACCCCACCCCCGATACATCTTATGCAACTGAGCTTGTGTATTATGAAAAGATTGATCCGTTGTCAGATAGCAACACTTCTAATTGGTTGCTTGATACAGCCCCAGATGCATATTTGTATGGATCATTATTGCAGGCTGCACCTTATTTATCTGAAGATGAGCGCATTCCTATATGGACAGGACTGTACGCAGGTGCGGTTGCAAGCTTGAATAGTTCTAGCGATAGAACGCGACAATCCAGTGGCAATTTAAGAATGAAGATAGCCGCTTACTAAAATTAAAAAAATGCGCTATAGTGTGGCGCAGATGCATCTAATGGAGTGATTTATGAGTTTTAGCAATACATTTGAAACGCATGTTTTAAACTATGTGTTTACCACAACAAGCGTAACGCGGCCTACAGCTTGGTATGTTGGCCTATTTACTGCAGACCCAACCGATACTGGATCAGGCGCAACTGAAATATCTGGTAATAGTTATGTACGCAAGGTTGCTGCATTTACTGTATCAGGCAATGCTGCAACAACATCAGGCGCGATTGAGTTTGCTGCTGCAACGGGTTCTTGGGGCACGATAAGCCACATTGGTATATTCGATGCATCCTCTAGCGGTAATTTAATTGCGCATAGTAGTTTATCTGCATCAAAAGCGATTGGCACAGGAGATGTTTTCCGTATCCCTGCTGGCGATATAGACATTACGCTTGATTAATGCCGTATAGATCAGGATTCGGCATTGGCACATTTGGCACTGGTGTATTCGGTGTTACAGGTGCTATTGACGGTTCTGTAACGGCAAGCTTAACGTCTAGTGTTTCTGCAAGTGCACAGGTTATTAAGGTTGGTGCATCTACAGTTGCTGCAAGTGCAAGCGTTACATCTAGCGCTGACGTTGTAACGGATGCGCTGATAAATGTTTTTCTTACGTCTAGCGTTAGTGCAAGTGCAGAAAAGTATGCACAATCAGATGGTTACAGGACAGGCTATGGTTTACGCACCTACGGCACAAGCATATATGGTGAGAACCAAAGCGTAGAAGCTGGCCTTGTTGCTATTTCTGCAACTTCTAGCGTGACAGCGAGTGCGAATGTAACGGCTGTTGGTGCTGCTACAATTGCTGCAACATCTAGTTTAACTTCAAGCGGTGAGTTTAGTGTTGTTGGTGCAGTGACTATGGCGCTTACTTCTACAGTTACAGCAGGTTCATCTGTCACACGCAACGCAACATCTGCTATTGCTATTGCAGCAAGTTTAACTGCAAGTGGTAGATTAAAATGGCAAGATGATGCAGAACCTACGGATACATGGACAGATGCAACAGATGATGGTATTGTTACGTGGACGGACTCCCCTGTAAGAGAGGCAGCATAAGGATAGGATTATGGCAGATACAACGACAACAACTTATACCTTGGTGAAACCAGAGGTAGGTGCTTCAGAGGACACATGGGGTACTAAAATTAATACAAATTTAGATTCCATTGATAATCTTCTAGACGGCACAACGCCAGTTACAGGCATAGACATAAACAGTGGCGCGATTGACGGCACGCCTATCGGCGCAAACTCAGCCAGCACTGGCGCGTTTAGCACAATAGTCGGCACGACGTTAAATTTAAGCACTGGCCTTGCGGCTAATCTTAGCACCAATGGGTTTGACCTCGTTACCACATCCAACGCAGATTTAGATTTAGCGCCCAACGGCACTGGTAAAGTTGTTGTGCGAGGCAATACAAACTCAGGCAAGATTGTGCTAAACTGTGAGAACAACTCACACGGCGTAACTCTTGCAAGCCCACCACACAGCGCGAGCGCAACATATGAAGTGGCACTGCCAAACGCCTTGGGCTTAACAAATGCAAGCGCGGTTGTCACCTCTGACGCAAATGGCGTGGTTGGCTTTGACAACGGCACAACAGAGGAAAGCACCGTAGTTTCTTCTAGCTCAAACGCAGCCACGATTAACCTACGTGATGGCAACGTGTTTACGCACACACTATCTGAGAACGTAACCTACACGTTTAGCAACCCTGCCGCATCTGGCAGAGCTTCAGCTTTTATCTTGAAGGTAGTGCAAGACAGTAGTGCAAGGACAATCACTTGGCCTACAAGCGTAGACTGGGCAGCGGCAACGGCACCCACGATAACTGCTACCAACGCAGGGGTGGATGTGTTTGCATTTATCACGGTGGACGGTGGTACAAACTACTACGGCTTTACTCTAGGTCAGGCGATGGGATAGCGGCATGTCAGTAAGTAAAATAGTAGCGGCAGCGGCCTCTAGTGCAGGTGGTGCAGGGCTTGATATAGACGAGGTGTTCAGCACGTTTTTATATGACGGTACAGGTTCTACACAAACGATTACCAACGGCATTGACCTTACTGAAGGTGGGTTAGTTTGGGCCAAGAGTAGATCATCACGAAATCACATACTTTCTGATACTGCACGAGGTACAGGAAAAGTTTTATTTTCAAATTCAACCAGTGCTGAAGATGCAGACGCTACTACTATTACATCTTATAACTCTAATGGGTTTACTATGGGTTCATCTACTTTAAAGATGAATACAAGTGGTGAAGATTTCGTCTCTTGGACATGGCGCAAAGCCCCTAAGTTTTTTGATGTTGTGACGTGGACTGGAAATGCATCTAACAGAGCTATCTCACACAATTTAGGTTCAGTCCCAGCAATGATTATAGTAAAATCCACAAGTGTAGCAACTGACTGGACTGTTTATCATGTAGGAATAGATGCAACATCGCCAGAAAATTATCATATAGTTTTAAACTCAACCGCTGCACGATCTAATGTTGAAAGATGGAACTCTACCGCTCCCACATCAACAGAGTTTACCGTTGGAGCAAGTGTTAGAGTAAATGGAACAGGAGAAACATACGTTGCCTACCTATTCGCACACAACAATAATGACGGTGGGTTCGGCCCTGATGGTGACCAAGATATTATCAAGTGTGGGAGCTATACTGGTAATAGTTCTACTAATGGCCCTGAGATTGACTTGGGGTTTGAACCTCAGTGGGTGATGATAAAAGATGCTTCATCTTCTGGAAACTGGACTATCTATGACGCAATGCGGGGCTGGCCCGTTGGTGGAGACCCGTCTGCTCTTTATGCCAACAGTAATTCCGCAGAGCAGCAATCTAACTGGGGGCATGTTGATATTACCCCTACTGGATTTAAGATACGAACTACTGATGGAGACTTTAACCAAGTAGGAACCTACATCTACATGGCAA